CCCACCATGTACTCTGGACTGGCCTCCCACATCTTGCGCAGGATGCTGGCATGGATCAGCAGTGCCCCCGTGGGTACGCCGTCGGCCCACACTAGGTCGCCTAGCTTCCAGTCGCTGTAGAACGAGTTGCCTCGTCCGCGATAGACCAGCGGCTCCGAGGGCCGGGACTTGGTGTAGTACAATCCAGAGACTACCGGCACTTTCGCATCGCGCATGTAGGCCCCGAACCGCAAGAAGCCATCCGGCGGCAGGCACACGTCATCCTCGATCAGTAGTAGCCACTCGCTCTCCCCGCTCACCACCTGGCGCACGATCATGTTTTGTGCGTCATCTACCTGGTAACGCAGCGGAATGAAGCTGCTCATGTAGGCCAGTGCCTGTACCTGTGACCAGTTACAGGGGATGACCTGGCCGAATCGCGTCTGTACCCACTCGATGCGCACCAGGCCCCGCGTCGGCGTGCCGATGGTCAGCGGCACGCGGTAGTGCGGGTTGCCAGAGTCCAGAATCGTCGTTGTGTAGACCGGCGTTGTCTCAGACATCTGCGGACCGCTTTCTCAACACCACCTCCATATTGCCCACCGGGTCCCAGGTCAGCGTTTGCGCCGTCCAGGGCTTCGGTTTGTAAATGTTCCAAAGCGGGTGATCCGGCGTGAAGTAGGCCCACGTGATCTCGTTCCTCGGGTTGCAGTGCGTCGGGTCCTGGTAGAACCCCGGCGATGTGCAATACGGCATTGAGATAGCGAACTGCGCCCCCACTCGACACACCCGCCACACCTCGTCCATGAACCGCAGGAACCCGCCGTGCGCCGGGTCTATGTGCTCCACCAAATGGCTGGCCAGCACGGTCAGGCAACAGCCGTCCGGCAGCGGCCACGGGTACTCCTCCACGTTCCAGACGATGTCCACCCCTGGCAGGGGCCGGATATCCATACCGATCCAGTCCGGCCCCTGCTTGTTCTCGCCACAACCGAGATCGAGTCTGATTCCAGACCGTTCCTTGAGAAGCGCCTCAATATCCATCGGCTACGCGGTGTTGAAGTTGATATAGTAGGAGCACTGAACGGCCTGGTTGCTGGCGCATCCGCTACTCGCATACGTGTTCCCCGCGAACAGCGTGCCCGCGCTGGCAGAGCCGTTGTACAGTCCGATGTTGGAGATGTTGTAACCAGCCCCAACACTAGTATGCCAACCCGCCGGGAAGGTCGCGTAATAGGCCACATAGTGGCTGGACTGCGTTGACCCCGCGTGCGTCGCGGCGCTGGTCGAGGCGCTGAACGCCGTGCGGCTCCCGATCTCGCTCGGCAGTTGCGTGGTGTTCGAGGCCGGCGCACCTCCCGAACCGAGGGCGATGCTGCCCACGACGAGCGAGGCCGCCGAACCCGCCAGCACGTCACAGATGAACTTGTTGAACCCGTCGTTGGGGATCATGTTCCAGCGTGTGCCGTCGCCGTTGAGCAACTGCCCATCCGGGCCGATGCCCGAATCGCCGGCGATAGCCCCGTCTGGGTTCAAGATCTGAAGGCGAAAGCACCCTTTGACCCTGACCATGCACTCGTCCATTGTCTCTCCTTGTTACTGTGTTTATCGCACTTATCTCTCCACCGATGGGCGTTTCAGGCCGGGGGCTTTGCCCCCCGCGATCCCGCGTGGCTTCGTAACTGGCCCTACCTTCGCCGGCCTCGGTCGCTCAGCTACCCCCGGAGGTGGCGGCGGTGGCGCTGCTTGCACCCCTGGGCCCGCCATCACGGCGTTGGGTGGGCTGTAACCACCCCCGCCCCCGAGGCCCGGCGCTGGCATGGGTGGTGCCCCGCCCGGCGCTGGCCCCACTGGCCCGCCCCCGCCTTGTTGCTGCATCATCTGCATCGCCATCTGAATCAACTGGGCGCCCTGCTCGGCGCTCAGCCCCATGGCCACCAGTTGCTGCATGACCTCCTCGAACGTGGCCCCCTGTTCGAGCGCCATGATGATTACTGAGAGCACCTCCTCCAGCGGCCCACCTGGCGCTGGCGCACCTGGCGCGGCCATCGGCGGAGCCATCTCACCCGGGGGATTCATCCCCTGTAGCTGCGGAGCCTCCCCACCCAACATGGGTGGGGGGCCACCGGGCATCGCACCTGGTAACGCACCCGGCGCAACACCACCAGGCATGGAGCCTGTTGACCCCCCACCCATCCCGGGCGTGCCCATCGCGGCCTGTGCCGCCATCGGCATCATCGGCACCGCCGCAGCCACCTCGTCAGGCGATGGGCCAAGCTCTAGCCCTGCTCGCTCTAACGCCTTGCTCATCAACCACTGCTGCACCTGTGGCAGCTCCTTGATGCGGTCTACCAGGATGCGCCGCTCGATCTCGTCCGGCTGCTCATAGCCGATGTTCTCTCGCGCCGTGTTGCGGTCTATGATCCCCGCCCCCACCTCGTTGATAGCCTGGCTGCTCTTGGCGTAGGTGTCGGTCGGCAGCACCGGGTTGATCTTGACCTTGAACTGCCTGTACCCCGCCAAGTCCTCTGGCCCAATGCTCAACCATGCGTTGCTCTTGCCCGACTCTGACCAGACGTACACCCGCTGCTTGATCTGGTACTCGATGATGTCCGCAATGCACGCCAGCACCTCTTGAATGCCCGTCTCTGCGTGGGCGATGATGGGCTTCAACTTCATGCGCGCCGCGGCAATCAACTGCGCGATGGCGTATCCCGAATCCCCGGTCGGCTGGCCATACAGCACATCGCTCAACCCCGCAGTACTTACCATGTCCATGGCGATCTTGACCAACTGGTAGAAGTCTGGCCCCATGCCAGCACTCACCAGGGGCACCAGGTCCTCGCCCGGGTCGAGGATTGTGACCTCGCCTTCGCGTATCTCCACGTTGGCTTCTGCCGTACCCTCCTGGCCCATGGGCGTGCGCGTGTCGCGGGTCAGCTTCCAACTCAACCAGGATTGGCGGCGCACGTTGCTGGCAGCCTGGGTGAGCAACGTGTCAATGTAGGGCGCGAGCAGGCGCAGGGGGTGCATGACCGACAGGCCCATGAGTTCCGGCTTGCGCGTCGAGGGAGCGATGCCCATGCGATAGACATAGGGGGGCCGACCTTTCCCATGCTTCTCGCGGCGAACGATCTCGCCATTGACGGCGTAGACCAGAAAGTCCCTCGTCCACAACTGCTGGAACGTAACCTCATGCTGTCCTTCCTCATCCAGCCGGGAGAGGAATGCCAGGTCGGGCTTCTCCCTGTCCACCTTCCACCGCCCCGAGGCGGGGAGGATCTCGTTCAGGTTGCGCGTGTCCGCTTCGAGTACGGCAGAGAGGCCCATCTCGTCCCAGACGGGAAACACGGTGAGGGGATCCAGCCAGGTTAGCATGATGGGTACAGGCTTGCCGCGCTTCCACTCCTCCGTCACCTTGTTGTAGCCTGCGTCGGCCTCCTCCTGCTCGTCATCGTCGCCGGCCCTGGGCCGCTTCGGGAAGCCTTTCCACAGCATCGGCGCGTACATGATGCGCACGGCCCCATGGCCGTCAGCCACCAAACATTCCACGAAGCGAGAGAGCGGGTCATCGCCCTGCTGCTGGGCGATCTGGTTGAGGATGGCGACCAGGGCCCGCTCAAGCCGGGATGACTTCTCTTGGGCGCCTTCGCTGTCGTTGGCCGGTGGCACGGTTATCCGGGGGTCGTCGGTCGTCAACATGCCAATGATGCGCTCACAGAGCAGCATACATAGGGGAGCGCGAACCACATCCGCCTTCAGGGCAGCAGGCGTCTTGACCGCGTTTAACTGGAATCTTAGCGCTCTGTACTCCTCGATTAGGGCATCGCGGCCACTCCAAACACTCCTAAGATCGGCTTCGAGGCCGTTAAGATCGAGGAGCTTATCGGCTTGTATTCTCGTCATACACGCTCCAGTATTTCATCCACGGGGATATTGCGTCGGCGGGGCCTGGCGATGTCCGAAAGCCCGAAGTTGGCCACAAGCCCGTAGCGCAGGGCATCCATGGCGTGGTCATCGGCCTTGATCGGGTCTTCCCGCTCAGCCCGGCCCTCAACGGCCGTGTTGTAGCGATACAGTCCAAACTCCCGTAGCGTGCCCTTACACAACGGCGAGAAGAACAGGCGCGGCTCGCCATGGTTCTCTGGGTTCTGGATGAACGTTCGCACGCGCACGATGCCGTCGTAGATCGGCACTGGCTGGGTGAACACGGGGAGGCCGGTCTCCCGGTTCCACACGGTAGCCTGTGACTCTTGCCCCGGGTGCTGGGTCCCGGCCACGTCCATGACGATACGCTTGACGCTGGGCCAGCAGGGTTTCTCCTTGCACCTGGAGATGATGTCCTGCACCACGACACCACGGGCGTACACCTCGTCGAACACGTACACCTCGCCCTTCTCGATGTAGACAAACAGCACGGCGTAGGCTCCAGCGTAGCCCGGGTCAATCCACAACTGCACCGGCACATCCTTGGGCAGCGTCAGGGCCTTGACGTGCTGGGTATAACTGAACTCACGATAAACGATGGTCGCTGGTACGCACGGCACGGCTCCCAGGCGCTCGTTGAAGATGTCGGGGGGATATGTCGCCTCAAGTCTCTTAATCTCAGGATCTTCTCTACCCCCTGGATAGATGGCGGTGTTCGTCCACGTCGGGAGGCTGAAGCTCTTGCCATCCTCATCGTTCGCTGCTTGCCATCGTTTCCAGAGA